TGGAAGAAGCAGCTATTGCCCATAGACAGAATACTGTCGAAGGAGCAGCTCCACAAGTTTCTGTAGCTACTTAATCAAAAGCTACATCGCTGAAATGCATAAATACCGTGGGCTCCCTTGCACTCTACTAAAAACTAGTATATAAAAAACTTACTATACAATTAATTAAAGAACATAGACGCGTATAGTCGACGGCCTAGAGACTATGTTCTATAACTAGGAGGATAAAATTATGGCAAGAACTAACTTTTCGGGACCAATTAACGTTGGCCGAATTCAAACAAATACAGGAACAACTATTTCTGATAATGTAAGAAACGTTGCATTCGTAGAATGTCACGCTTCTTTCCCTGTAAATCACAGTAACTTTACTGTAACAACTGATGCTAACAAATTAGCTGTAACTGGTTCTAACGGAGCTGGTACAACTTCTGTTACATTATTAGATTCAACTCAAAACGTACCTGGAATAACTTCTGATGGTGGTTTTGAAGCTGCATCTGTAATCACTTTAACATCCGCTGGTAATGATTCTGCATTAACTGCAACTATTACTGGAACAGACGTTTTAGATAATGCACAGACAGAAGATCTAACAATGGCAAATGCTGGTGTTGCAACTTCAGCTAAAACTTACAAAACTGTAACTGCAATCGCTGTTAGTGGTGCTGGAACAGTAGGAACTTTAGAAGTAGGTGTAATTGAATCTGGATTAATTTCAGTTGTGTGTAGATCGTTATTTAACGAGTACCCATTAGGTCAATCATCAACAACATCTGGTAAAAATTTAGCAAACAATATTGTAATTCCTAAATTTTCTAGAATTAACGATATTAGATTTGTTGTTAACGAAGCTTTTGATACAGCTGGTTTTGATGTACAAATCGGTGCTAACGTTGCACAAGCATCAGGAGCTACTCTTAACAGTTTAGATCTTGATTACTTTGCAGGCGATGCTGATAACGATGTAAAAGCTGTTGCTTCTCATCACATTCCAACTGGAATGGATCAATCAGTAGCACAGATGAAAAATTGTCTAAACGTTTCAGACGATGATGCATCTGGTTACGAAATGGACAAAGCAGTTGTTCTTTCTGCTGCGACTGATGATGCGTTAACTACTGGTGAAGCAGTGTTAAACATTTATTGGACACAGCAAATAAACAATACTAACTAATTAATTTAATGTGGGGCTTCGGCCCCACATATTAATTTTAAGGAGAAACAACGATGTCAAATACAGACGTAAAAGCAAGGTTTGCAACCGGAGGAACAGCAACTGGTGCTGCAGTTATAGCAGCCGAACAAGATCCAGGAGATGGAGCAGATTTAACTTTAGAAGCAGCAGCCGCAACTTTTGCTCAAGCTGATGACGGCTCGTGTACTGTTCAAAAAATTACTTTAACATCTGGTTCAGGTGATGATAATTCAGACGTAACATACACAGTGGTTGGAACTGATCACAATGGTGATAGTATAACTGAAGATATTACAGGACCTGCTGGTGGAGCTACAGTAACTTCAACTAAATTTTACAATACAGTTACACAAATAACTGGAAATGGAGCTGCTACTACAGATATTTCTGCAGGAGTAACTTCAGTTGGTATGCATGCTGTTTTATTTGCAGGCAGAACTAGAGTAAGAGGAATGCATGGAGTCATATCATCAGCAGACAATTTTTTATTTAAAACTACTTCAAGCACAGGAGCTACTGTGATGACTATACCTGCAGATGCAGGAGATTTAGATCCTTACATTCCTGATGATGGAGTTTTATTTACCAATGGATGTTTTCTTCCAATGGACCAAGGTGATATAACAGGGTTGACAGTATACCTAGACGCATAGGAGGTTAAATGGCAAATACTACCTCGGGCACGACAACATTTGATAAAACTTTTTCTATCGATGAAATTATAGAAGAAGCATTTGAACGTATTGGATTAAATTCAGTAGCCGGTTATCAAATGAAATCTGCTAGAAGATCTCTTAACATTCTTTTTCAAGAATGGGGAAATAGAGGTATTCACTATTGGGAAATAGATGAACTTGATCTTGATTTAATTGAAGGACAAGCTGAATATAAATTTTTTAGAGCTACTTCTGATGGTACAAGTGCTACATCAAATCCAAATGGTGTTTATGGAATGTCCGATGTACTTGAAGCACAATTAAGATCTAATAGAACTCAAACAACACAATCAGATTCACCAATGACAAAAGTAGATAGATCTACTTATGCAGGTTTTTCAAACAAGCTTTCAAAAGGAACACCTAATCAATATTGGGTACAAAGATTTATTGATCATGTTAGTATTAGTGTATACCCTACACCAGATTCAACTAATGCATCTAAAGATATGCATTTCTATTACATAAAAAGAATTCAAGATGTTGGAGATTATACAAATGCAGGAGATATACCATTTAGATTTGTACCTTGTATGACTTCAGGTTTAGCATTTTATTTAGCGCAAAAATATCAACCACAAATGGTGCAAGCTATGAAATTATATTATGAAGATGAATTAGCAAGAGCTCTTGCAGAGGATGGTTCAGCTTCAAGCACATATATTACGCCTAAAGCTTATTACCCAGGAGCATAATGCCAAAATACGCAACAGGAAAACATGCAAAAGCAATATCTGATAGATCTGGAATGGAATTTCCATACAGAGAAATGGTTAGAGAATGGAATGGTGCATTCGTGCATGTATCTGAATTTGAACCAAAACAACCACAATTAGAACCAAAACCTCTTGCTGCTGATGGTGTAGCATTAAGAAATGTTAGAACTGATAGAACAGAACCAGAAGTAACTGTTAGAATACCTAACAATGGTTTTGAAACTTATGAAGCAGGTTCAAGAATTATAAATGTTTTTTCTCCTGGACATGGTTTAACAAGTGGAACAACATATAGATTTAGAGGAGCTCCAACTACTTCTTCAGGAGGTGGTTTTGCTTATTCTAATCCACAAAATTTTGACGGTATAACAGGAGTTAATATTGCAAAAGCAACAGGTTATGCAATTACAACAGGACTTTACAAAGATGACGCCGTAGTTACGTCAGCATATTCTACAGAAAATTATTTTCATTTTACAGTTGATACAGATACTGCTACAAGTGGTAATATAAAAGGAGGAGGTTATGGTTGTTCAATTGGACCCATAACAATAGAAGCATGATTACACATTTTTGGAATTGGATAAAAAGTTTATTTACACCTACAAGAGTTGTAGAAGAGTTTGGAGACACTTTAATATTAAAACAGTGTCCTGATCATCCTACTAAATTTAAACATAGATGTCCTAAATGTCAGGAGCTAGTAGCATAATGGCTGGATTAAGTGCATCAGGATTAAAAACTCAAATAAGAAGTTATACAGAAACAGATTCGAATGTTTTAACAGATGCTGTTTTAGAAAATATTATATTAAATGCACAATATAGAATATTTAGAGATGTGCCTATTGATGCTGATAGAAAACAAGAGTCTGGTAATTTAGTTACAGGACAAGAAACAATTAACGCTCCAGCAGGAGCAGTTTTTATTAGAGGTATACAAGTTTATGATTCAACAACTGAAATCACAGGGCCTAACGTATGGTTAGAAAAAAAAGATATTACTTATTTACAAGAGTACATATCTTCAACAGCAGCAGCTAAAAGAGGTCAACCAAAATATTATGCTATGTTTGGTGGTGGTACGGGAGAGTCCGATACTACATCTGGAAGAATGATGTTTGCACCTGTTCCTGATACGACATACAAATTTAGGGTGCATTTTAATAAAGCTCCTGCACTTTTAGAAAATAATGACACCAACTATATTAGTCTTAATTTTCCAAACGGGCTATTATATTGCTGTTTGTCAGAGGCATATGGATTTTTAAAAGGTCCAATCGATATGTTGACATTATATGAAAATAAGTATAAACAAGAGGTACAAAAGTTTGCTAACGAGCAAGTTGGAAGAAGACGAAGAGACGATTACACTGATGGTGCTGTTCGAATACCAATAAACTCGGCGAACCCGTAGGAGAATAAATTATGGCAATAACATCAGCAGTTTGTACTAGTTTTAAAGTAGAACTTTTAAAAGGCGTTCATAACTTTACAGCTACAACAGGAAACACATTTAAAATAGCATTATACACAAGTTCAGCAACTTTAGGCGCAAGCACTACAGCATACGGAACTTCAAACGAAATTACAAATTCATCTGGAACTGCTTACACAGCAGGCGGTGCAACACTTACAAGTGTCACTCCTGTAGCTTCAAGCACAACTGCAGTCTGTGATTTTACAGATGTAAGTTACACAGATGCTTCTTTTACAGCAAACGGTGCTTTAATTTATAATGACTCTGCATCAGGGGATCCTGCTTGTGCAGTTATTGCATTCGGTTCTGATAAAACTGTAACAAGTGGAACTTTCACAATTCAATTTCCAACAGCAGACTCAACTAACGCTATTATAAGAATAGCATAAGGAGGCACTCCTTATGGCTACTTCAATTTGGGGCGGTGATGATCCAGCCGTAGCATGGAATCAAAACTCATGGCAATCTAACGTAGCAACTGTTGTATTAACAGGTGTATCCGCAACAACAAGTTTAGGAACTGTAGATGCTTTCCCTGAACAAGGATGGGGATCTGATGCGTGGGGAGATGAAAACTGGGGAGAAAGTAGTTTAACTGTAATAGTAGATATGAGTGGAGTAGCTGCAACAACTGCAGTTGGTTCTGTATCAGTAACAGCAGAAATAAATTCTGGATGGGGAAGAGCAGCTTGGAATGATGATGCATGGGGCATTCAAGGTGATATATTATTAGACGGTCAACAAGCAACAGCAAGTGTAGGATCAATTTCTCCTGCTGATGTTATGGGACTAACAGGAGTTTCTTCAACAGCTAGTGTAGGATCTTTTACATTAATTAGTAGTCCGTTAGTAACTCCGACAGGAGTTTCTGCAACTTCTTCAGTAGGATCATTGTCGCCTGCTGATGTAATGGGATTAACTGGAGTTTCTGCAACAGCTTCTGTTGGAGCATTAACACCAGCAGATGTTATGGGAGTCACAGGAGTTTCAGCAACTTCAGCAATTGGTGATCCAAGTATTACATCTAATCCTACTATTGTACCAACAGGTTTAGCGATGACATCTGCAGTAGGTAATTTATCACCTGCTGATGTAATGGGATTAACTGGAGTTTCTGCAACAGCAAATGTAGGATCATTAACTCCTCCTGATGTAATGGGTTTAACTGGAGTTTCTGCAACAGCTTCTGTCGCTGGATTTGGAACAGCAGATGGTTTTGGAATTCAAGCTTATCAAGCTATTGACACAGGTTCAAATACATCGTATACAGACGTAGCAGCATAAGTTTAGGAGAAAAAATATGGCATCAACATACACACCTTTAGGGGTAGAACTTCAAGCAACTGGTGAAAACGCCGGAACATGGGGAACAAAAACTAATACAAATTTAAGTCTTATTTCACAATTATTTGGTGGATTTGCACAAGTATCTATTGCAGGTGGTGCACAAACAACTGCTTTAACAGTTGTAGATGGAAACACTACAGGAACAGCTCAAACAAGAATGATAGAATTTACAGGAACGATTTCTGGAAATCAAATCGTAACTATTCCAAATGATGTTGAAACATTTTATTTTTTAAGAAATTCAACATCTGGATCTCACACAGTACAATTTAAATATGCAACTGGTTCAGGTGATTCACTTACGTTTGCAGCAACAGACAAAGGTGATAAATTAGTATTTGCATCAGCTAGTCCTGATGCAACAAATCCAAAAATTTTAACTCTTGCTACTGGTATAAATGCTGTTGTTGATGACACTTCACCTCAACTTGGTGGTAATTTAGATGTTAATGGAAACGATATTGTATCTACTTCTGATGCAGATATTGATATTGTACCTAATGGAACTGGAGATGTTGTTCTTGCAGCTGATACAGTAAAAGTTGGAGATAGTGGTGCAGCTGCTGTTTTAACATCAAATGGAGCTGGAACATTAACTGTAACAACAGGTGGTGCAACAGACTTAATTTTAAACACAAATAGTGGAACAAATTCCGGAACTGTTACTATTACAGACGCCGCTAATGGAGATATAACTGTAGCACCAAATGGTACTGGTAGAGCAAAGGTAACTAATGCTACATCAAGCTCAACACAAACTGTAACTACTGATGGAAAAGGTATTGCCTTTGCCATGGTTTTCGGGTATTAATCTAGAAGGAGAATAAAAAATGGCAACACCGAATCTTGTAAATATAGCAACAATCACACCCAAGAATGCTATGGGTAGTTTATCTGATACAAACAGAACTACTATGATTGATGTACCTGCGGAAACTGCAGTAAGAATTGATACAATATTATTAGCGAACATTGACGGAACTAATGCTGTTGACGCAACAGTAGAAATTAGTAATGACAATGGTTCAACTTATTTTAAAATTGCAAGCACGATCTCTGTGCCTGCAGATTCAACATTAGATTTAATTGCAAGACCTATCTATTTAGATGAAACAGATTTAATTGCTGTTACAGCTGGTGCTGCTAACGATTTAGCTTTTCACGTTTCATATGTAGAAATGGTTGATTAATAAATTTTAGGAGGAAAGAAACAATGCCAAGAATTATAAAACCAGCAAAAGGAACTTTTACATCATCTACAGTAACTATTGATTCTTCAGGAAGAGTTATAGCAGCTGAATCTGGTGCAGGAGGTGCGGTTATGACACCAAAACTTTCTGCTTATGGACCTGCTTCTGGAACTTATACATCAAATGGAAATCAAGTTACGGCTTATGCTGCTTCTGGAGGAGGCGGCGGAGGAGGCGGCCCTACTCAACAAGGACCAAATACTATTCGAGGTGGTGCTGGAGGTTTTGGAGTTGTAGGAATTTTTACATCAGATATTACACCTCCTTTTTCACAACCTTATGCAGTAGGATCAGGTGGTAATGCAGGACCTAGAGGGCCAGACAACCAAGCACAAAGTGGCTCTGCAGGTGGATCAACTAGTATAGCTACTTTATTTTCTTTAAATGGTGGAAATGGTGGAAACAAAGCAAATGAAACTAATAATGGAAACCCTGGAAATCCAGGAACTGTTGGTAGCGGAACTATTTTACAAACACCTACTCCTAATGCGGACAATGGTATTGGAGGTAATCCAGGACCACAAGTAGGTACACCTAGTGATCTATCTTACAATAGACAAATGACAATGTTTGCAATTGGTGCTGGAAGAGGTGGAACAGGTGGAAACAGATCTCAAAACCCTACACCTTCACACTCACCTATATCTGGAGGAGCAGGACAATTAGTAATTTTTGATAACGCTTAATATAAACTATGGCAAAATATTTACTTTTTCAAAACAACGAATTTTACAGAATGGCTCCTAATGAAGCCAAAAGAGACAATTGGTTAAGAACACCAGATATTGTTGCAAAAGAAGTTAGTGATGCTGACTATAAAAAAGTTGGATGTAAAAAATGGACATCAACACCGACTTTAAGTGGCGATACTATTAATTATAATGAAGAAACTAATTTTCATTTTAATGAAAATGTTCCCGAAGATAATACAGACGCAAGTTCTTGCCAAGCACAACTAGCAGAATTTAGAGATAATTTAATTATAGAATTTAAACATTTTGCAGCTCAACATTACGATAACGATGCTGAAGTAAAAGCTATGGTTGCATTTTTAGAAGGAATAGACACAAGTGCTGTAACTTCTTTTGCTGCTAATCAAAGTATATTTGAATATATTTATGACCTTCCTGGTTGTCCTCAAATATATCCTTTAGAATTATTTTACTAGTTTACTTTTTTTATAAAATATATATATTCATAAATATGAATTTAGAAAGTTATATAAGAGTGTATGAAGATACTATACCGCCAGAGACCATATCGTCTCTTATTAAATATTCTAATAAACGAGAATATAGAGATTGTGGAATTGGCACAGAAAATATAGTAGATAAAAATGTTAGAAATGTTAAAGCTTACTCTTTAACTAATTGGGACTGTAAATCAAAAAGTCAAATTCATTGGTGTAATTATTTAATGAATGGATTTAGAAAATATTTCAAAGAATACAATGCAGAATTTGCTAATAAATTTGGAACATGTGTGGAAGGAATAAGCACTTTAGATGTATTAAAATATGAAGCAGGAGGTTTTTATACACCTCATGTAGATAATTTTTTAAAAAGTCCTAGAATTCTTTCAGGCATTTTATTATTAAATAATGATTATGAAGGTGGTGAATTAGAATTTTTTAATCCTACTACAGGAAAAAATACAGTAAGGGTTGAAGTTGCAGCAGGTAGACTAATAGTTTGGCCAAGCTGTTTTTTATATCCACATGGAGTTAAACCGGTAAAGAAAGGAACAAGGTATTCAGTAGTAGCATGGGCATCATAAGAAAAGATTTTAGATATAAATTAATAAAAAACTTTTTTACAAAAGAAGAATTAAAAATAGGAACGCATTATTTTAATTTAATGCACAAAAGAAATGATACTAATTTTGATCCTATGTTGCATCAAAGTAATAATGGTGATTCTGCATGGAATCACGATTGTCTAACAGATGCTTTTTTAATACAGAAAAAAAAATTAATGGAAAAAGAAACAGGTTTAAAACTTTTTCCAACTTATGCATTTACAAGATACTATACTTTTAATTCAGAATTATTAAAACATAAAGACAGACCCTCTTGTGAAATTTCTGTTTCAGCAATGTGGGACAGTGATGGAACTAAATGGCCTTTATACATTAATGGAAAAGGTATTGAGATGGAACCTGGAAACGCCGTAATTTATCTTGGACGTGAAGATGAACATTGGAGAGAAACTTTTGAAGGCGATTATCAATTACAAACTTTTTTTCATTACGTAGATAAAAAAGGACCTTACACAGAACATGCATATGATGTAATAGCAAAACCTCAAAGAGGTTCAATGAAATATAGCCCGGAGATGACATGAAGAAAGATATAAAAAATCAAAAATATATGAAACTAAAAGACTCTATAGCTTTCTATGATAATTTTATAAGCCCTGAATTATGTGACAGGTTTATAGAAATTTTTGAAAAAGAAAAAGAAATGAAAGCTTATGATAGATTTAGCACCGAAAATACACCTGTTATACATAAACAAGATTTAGCAATTACTTTTAGTAAAAATAATAATTGGCCTTTCGAACTAGAAGAAATATGTAAAGCTATGAGAGAGATGTTAAAGTACTACGATCAAAAAACAGGCTACAGTAATTTTGCTTGTGTACGAGATTTACATTTTACAAATATAAAAATTCAAAAAACAGAACCAAGTGGTGGCTATCACGTATGGCATGTAGAAAAAGACCATAGAGAACTAGGTTGTAAGAGAGCATTAGTTTGGACTGTGTATTTAAATGATATTAAAAAAGGTGGAGAAACAGAATTTTTATATCAAAAACAAAGAATTGAAGCAAAAAAAGGTCGTGCATGTATATTTCCATCAGACTTTCCTTATGTGCATAGAGGTAATCCTCCTTTACAAGGAGAAAAATATATATTAACTTCTTGGTTTTTATCTTCGTAATATGCAATTTAAATTTACAGAAAAATATTTAAAATTAAAATTTTCTTGGAAAGAAATACTTTTAATCATTTTAAGAAGAGGTCATTTTCCTATGGAAAGAAGATCTTGTTATGAGTTTATGACTGTTTTGGCAGGTGTAATTACAAAAGCCATAAAAAAATATGGAGGGGCTGAAGAACACGGTCATCTCGATGAACACGATCATCCTGATAATTACGAAAAATAGCAGCTTTTAAACTATTTAAATATGTGATATTACCTATATCATTAGAAAAAAAGGATTCTTATGCTACAAAAGATAGGCTTTCAACCAGGTATCAATAAACAAATCTCTGAAACCACAGCTGAAGGACAGTGGGTAGACTGCGATAATGTTAGATTTAGATACGGAACACCTGAAAAAATAGGGGGTTGGAAACAATTAGGAGTTGATGAATTAACAGGAGCTGTAAGAGGTCTTCATCATTTTGTTAATAGTTTAGGTAGAAAATATTCAATCGTAGGAAGTAATAGAATTTTGTATGCTTTTTCTGGTGGAGTATTTTATGACATACATCCTATCAAATCAACAACTACACTCACAAACTGTTTTAGTACAACTAACGGATCGCCTACAGTTACAATAACTTTTCCTGGTGCACACAATATTGCAGTGGGTGATATTATTCTTTTAGATAATTTTACCACTATAACTAATTCTAACTTTGGTGCATCTGATTTTGATGACAAAAAATTTATGGTAACATCTGTGCCATCAACACAAACTTTAACTATTACAATGCCCTCAAACGAAACAGGGTCTGGTGCAACGACATCAGGTGGTATTAGAGTACAACATTATTATCATGTAGGACCACCAGTTCAAGCTGAAGGATTTGGTTGGGGTTTAGGATCTTGGGGTGGTGAAGATGTTTCTGCTATTACAACAACATTAAACGGTGCATTATTAGATGATGCTAATGGTACAGGTGGATCAGGAACTTCTATCACTTTAACAAGCACAACAAACTTTCCTGATTCAGGAACAAATTTTATTCAAGTAGGGACAGAAGAAATATCATACACAGGTGTTTCTGGAAATGATTTAACAGGTATTACAAGAGGAGTTAGAAACAGTACAAGAGCAGCACATTTAACTGGTGCTACAGTTACAAACTCATCTGAATATATTGCATGGGGAGAAGCTGCATCAGGAGATTTAGTTATTGATCCTGGTATGTGGTCTATAGATAATTTTGGTGATAAAGCTATTTGTTTAATTCATAACGGTTCTGTATTTGAATGGGACTCTTCTTTATCAAATGCAACAGTTACAAGAGCAACAATTATATCTGGTGCACCAACAGCATCACGTCACATGGTTGTATCTACACCTGATCGTCACTTGGTATTTTATGGAACAGAAACAGAAATAGGTAATACATCATCTCAAGATGATATGTTTATAAGATTCTCGGACCAAGAGGATATAAATACGTATACACCTACAGCAACCAATACAGCTGGTACACAGAGATTAGCTGACGGATCACGGATCATGGGAGCCATTAGAGGTAGAGATGCACTTTATGTTTGGACTGATACTGCGTTATTTACTCAACGTTTTGTTGGTCAACCATTTACATTTGCCTTTGCACAAGTTGGAACTAACTGTGGACTCGCAGGACAAAATGCATGTGTAGAAGTTGATGGTGCTGCATATTGGATGTCGGAAAATGGTTTTTTTAGATATGCTGGTAAATTAGAATCGTTACCATGTTTAGTAGAAGACTTTGTTTATGATGATATAAATTTAACTTCTGGTAATCAAATGGTATCTGCTGGATTAAATAATTTGTTTGGTGAAGTAATATGGTTTTATCCAACATCAAACTCTTCTGTTGTAAATAGAATGGTTGCCTATAATTATTTTGACTCCTCACCACAAAGACCAGTTTGGACTAATGGAACACTATCTAGAACTATGTGGAGAGACTCTGCTGTATTTGGCAAACCACATGCAACAGAATATGATGCAGATACAGATAACTCATTTGATGTTGTAGGTAATACAGAAGGAAAAACAACTTACTTTGAACATGAAGTAGGAACTGATCAAAACAAAAATGGAACTATAACTGCAATTACTTCAAACATATCTTCTGGAGATTTTGATATTACACAAGCAAGATCAGCTAGAGGAACGCAAACAGGAATTGCAACATTTAAAGGAGATGGTGAATACATTATGAAGATTAGAAGATTTGTGCCTGACTTTATAAGTCAAACAGGATCAACTAGAATTACTTTAAATTTAAAAAATTATCCTAATGATTCACAAAGCAGTTCTCCACTTGGACCATTTGATATTACTTCAGCTACAACAAAAGTTGACACACGTGCAAGAGGTAGAGCTATTGCATTAAAAGTAGAAAACACAGCAGCTAGTCAAAGTTGGAAATTAGGAACTTTTAGATTAGACACACAACCGGACGGAAGAAGATAATGGCAAAGATAGCACAAGTCATAACTAGACCTTCAGTAGAATATGATTATACAATAGCCGAAGCTCAAACAAGAGATCTAGATGCAATTGTAGAAAAACTTAATTCTACATATCAAGAAGATCTAAAAGAGGAGGTAGAAGCATTTAACTTCTTTATTAGCTAATGGCAAATCAATTTAAATTCGCAGGTATAGATAATAGCACATCAGGAGCAGCTTTAACTCCTTTAGGTTCTGGTAATCCTTTGGTTAGTGAAACTTATGTTATCAAATCTATACTAGTCACATCGGCTGGCACACCAACAGTTACAGTTACAAATAACAGTATTACAGCTATAAAATCAGCAGCTTTGTCTGCAAACGTTACAACAGAATTGCTATCTCAACCTTTAGTAGTAGAAGGAGGAGATAGTTTTACAGTGCAAGCAAGCACATCAGATTCATTTGATGTAGCTATTAGCTATTTAAACATTAAGAAAGAGGTAACAACATAATGATTGAACTACAACCAGATAAAATAATAGAAAAAATAACTAATAAAAAAACAGGAGAAAAGTATAAAAATGACTCCGAGTGGAAAGCTAAAGGTATATCACCAGAAGATATTAGAAGAGATATAACTGTTATCATGCCAAGCCTTGATTTATTAGGAAAAACAAAATAGAATAGTAAAATGGCCATAACTAGAACTCAAATAGCAAAACAATTATTAGCACAAGGTGGACGTATAGGTCTTCAAGGTGGCGGTGCTGATATGGGCCAAGAAAAAGGACCTGAAACAGGTAGAGCCGGTAGAGATGATAGACAAGCTAGTGAAAATAGAGTGTCAGCTGCAACTAACATTGGAAGTATGCAAAAGGCTTTTGGACCTAGTATTGGACCTGAAACTAAAGGACAACAAGAAAATATAGATAGGATAATAGCTCAAAGAAAGAGAGCACTAGAAGCAATATCTCCTAGCACAAAATTTAGTAATAAAGTAATAGGAGGTATACTTGGAGCAACTACTCCTTTTGGTGTAGGTAGATTTCTTTTTAATAAAGCAGTGGACAGTACAGCAATGGGTTATGGAAAAGGTAAAACATCAATTACTACTGATGATGATACTGGCGATGGCGAAGGTGAAAATAATTTTAGAGAAACAATGATAGCACAAAAATTTACACCATATCAACAAGATATAGTCGAAGACAAAGTAGAAGAATTAAGTCCTGTTGCTTTAGCATTACAACAAAGAGATTTAATGGGTGGACCAAGAGCCTTTGCTGCTGGCGGTGGGATCATGGATCTTGAACAAGCTAGACAAGGATATAAACTTGGTAAACTTGTTAAAAAAGTTACAAGAGGATTAAAAAAAATTGTTAAATCAGATATAGGTAAGGCTGCTTTAATTGGAGGAATAGGTTCTTATGCAATGGGTTATAATCCTTTTGCAGAAGGTAATTTTTTAAGAGATAAAGCTTTACCATTTATAATGGATAATAAAGAGTTAGCATTAGCTGCAGGATTAACAGCAGCACCTTTTTTATTTCAAGAAGATGATGAAGAAGAAGAAAAAGCTTTAAGAGAATCAGGTTATGGTCAAGGCATAGATATACAAGGAATTAGGTCCGATCCTTACAATTTTTTAGCTAGACCTTTTAGAGCTGAAGGTGGTTCTATGAAAGAACCAGTGGCTAAAAAAACAATGCCACTATTAGACATGGGTGGAAAAGAAATGGATTTAAGAGCTGAAGGTGGATTTGTACCAATAGGTAGAATGGAAAAAGCAGATGATGTGCCTGCAAGATTATCAAAGAACGAGTTTGTATTTACAGCTGAAGCTGTCAGAAATGCAGGTGAGGGAGATGTGGACAAAGGCGCAGAAGTTATGTATAACATGATGAAGAACCTCGAATCCGGAGGTGAAGTATCTGAAGAATCGCAAGGATTAGATGGCGCACGTAAAATGTTTCAAACATCACAAAGACTAGAGGAAGTATTATAATGGCTATTACAGAAACAAGGCAACTGCCACCAAAATTTATTGAAGATTTAGGAACAGATTTAGCAACACAAATAGTTGCACAATCTGGTGTACCCGTTGTTGCACCAGGTGCTGCTGGTATTACACAATTAGCAGGAGAGTCACCTGAAGATTTTGCAGCAAGACAACAAGCAGGACAACAATTTGATATTAGACAACAAAGCATTGCAGGACTTGCACCAACAGTTGCAGGCCAAGATGCATTGCAACAACAAGCACAACAAGTTGCACAAGCAGGAATAGGTTCTTTTACACCTTTTTTACAACAAGCACAGACAGAAGCATCTCTTGCTTCTGGATTAGGAACATCTGCTCTTGGAGGATTATCGGCTATTTCAACAGGCGCACCAACAACACAAGAAGTAACAGACTTCATGTCCCCTTATCAATCACAAGTGATTGATGCAACACTCGCAGAATTTGATCGTAACAGACAAATACAAGAACAACAGATCAGAGATCAACAAGCAAGTTTGGGAGTGCTCGGCGCTGGACGAGCGGGAGTGCAACTCGCAGAGTTTGGCACAGGGGCTGCGAGAGAACGAGCGTTATTACAAGCCGGTCTCTTGCAACAAGGATTCGGTCAAGCAATGAATGCTAGACAACAAGATATTCAAAATAGATTTGGTTTAGCTCAAGCACAACAAGGTCTAGGAGCATTTAGATCAGGACTAGCTGGACAACAAGCGGCTTTAGGATCAGCATCACAAGCTGCTACAGGCAGAGACGTATCATCACTTGGAACATTGGGCGCAATAAACCAAGCACAAGCACAAGCACAACTTGATGCAGAAAGAGAAGCAGCAAGACAAGCAGCATTCTTACCACAACAACA